ATTTTTTCTTTAAGTGATTTTGATATTAGATTACCAACTGTGCCTGGGTCTAATTCATTTTCTTTACAAAATTCAAGTATCGCATCCATATAAGAACATCTTTTTTGTTTAGATATGCCCTCTATTTTCAAACTAAATTCTTTACTATTCATACTTCATTATACCATATTTTATTCAAAATGTAAAGCGTGGGTTTCTGTTGCAAGGTACCCACAAACCCCGGTTGCCTAATTAGGCAGCCATAGCAAATTGATTATTGCCATTTAAAAATGCGTTTAAGTTCGCCAACTATTACTCTCTGATAAACTTTTCAGCACCTGTCGAACCTATCACACCCCCCATAAGCACACCATGATGTGTTTATGGTGGAGGTGACCGGTACTGCCCCGGTGTCCAGCCTACCTATTGCATTTATCGTCAACAAGTAATTCTATGTAGAAATCGTGCTACTATCTTCTAGCATTTTTTCTAATTCTTCTCTACTCATTTCAGTACAACCTAAACTTTGTATCTGGCCATTAATACCATATGTGTCCATGTATATACCAAAACCATTTTTTAAAGCAGTAAAGTTTTGTTGTACATAAGTTTCACATTTTACTCTATCATAAAAAAATATCTGTTGATGATATTTTGGCAATATTAAACCAGTATCCAAATTTAACATCATAATAGTAACAAAGAAAAACTTTGTCATTATAAACTCAAACCAGGAAAAGCTAGTTCAAATGACCTGTATAACATACAACTTTCTTCACCAGATGGTGATGTAATAACTGCCATACTTTGGTCTCTATCTTTGTTTATAAAATAGCTTACCATATAAACAGGTTTTCCCCATTCTTGAGCATTCTCTTTACCTACTGATAAAGACTCTAACTCAAATTCATTATGTATCAGATATTCATTAACGGCGTCTGTCGTGCCACAAATTGTTGGTAATTGTGACCATTGAAGTCCGTCATATTCTGTTGTTGGTTTATGGTCAGCGTAAGCTATACTTGAAAGACCGAGTATTACTGCCGCTAACACAAGAAATTTTTTCATTTCTTTTTCCTCTCTTTTAAGGGATAAAATTGCGGCTAATTGTTATTAGTTTGGATTTTATCTTTGTTTAGTTCTTCGTAATATTTATAAAATCCTTCAATCTGTTTCGTTAGCGGTGCGACAAAATCCTTTTTCTCTTTAATATATGTTTGAGCATTACCATCTTCACACGCAATAAGGACAACAATTTGTTCTATTGGTTTTCCGAATAGCTCTTCATACATAATAGCATAGGCGGTACATTGCATAAAATAACTTTGTACCCATTCTTCTTGCTTAAACTTGTTAGAGGTTTTAAAATCAATCACAGATAATTTACCATTATATTCTGCAACACAATCAACTTGACCTGCAAGTGTCAACTTTTTACTATACATAATTGCTTCAAGCAAATGCACATTATCAATCTGGTCTACATATGGTTTAATTAGTCTGAATAGACCTAAAGGCAATACTGCCGACTCTGATGGTGTTTCTGATTTTATATATTGTTCTATTAGATTATGTGTGGCTTTACCACGAGCAGCCGCTCTTCGCATTTCATAATTAGCAACATCTTCACCTACTGACTCACGCCATTTTTTAATACCGTCACCAGTATTATATCCTAATATAGTTGTGACCGAAGGATAATTATGACCATCTACATCATAAAACCTCATGCCATCAATTCTTTTACCCTTGGTTTTAGGTAGTTTTGTCTTATCAATATCAACAAAATTAAATGCCATTATATTCTCCTTTTATCATTTTCACCATTATATAAGACTATCATATATTTGGCAAGTCTTAAATGTTTCTGTAATCCATATAAAGTCTTAATAAAGATTCTCTATCCGACTTAAACGGTTCTGCTTCTCAGCTAATCATAGTCTTAGCTAATTGTGTAGTTTCATCTACTCGTCTTGTCCAACCTCTACCAAATGTATCAAAGGTACTTAATTTTTCATAGTACGCTTGTCTTGCTTCTTGGTAGTTATCAATCGCCTTAGCTAAACCGTGTTTCTCAACATATTCTGATACTGCTTTTAATGTCATAGGACCGATACCACCATCTGGTGTTGTACCAATCATTGTCTGTAAATACTTAGCAGCTCTGCCTGGTCCTGCATTTACACCAAAATCAAAAACGCAAAGGTCTAAACCTAATGGTAGGTCATCACCTTTCATTTTATCCCAATAACCTTTTTTATAAATTGGTGCAACATCTTCAACTGTTAAGTCTTTCATGTCTTTTGTGCCACCAAATTCTTCATAAACTCTTTTAGTTACACCTAAATTAGTTTCACCACCTGGGTCTTTTGGATGATTTACATAACCACCTTCATGGTGTAAAATTGTTTCTAGGCACTTATCGTAATTTGCTTGCATTATTTTCCTCTCGTAAGTTTGAGTATGTTTTCTATCTGTGCCTTGATAATAGGACCTCTATTAGGCCAATGTATATAAGGCTCTTCACTTTTAGAAAGATTATATAAAAATGGTAATATAATCTTTTCTAATTCTTTAAATCTTTTTTCTGTTTCTTCACTAGATACTTCTTTTGTTACAGTATCTTTATCAGCAACTATTTGCATAATCTCATTCATCATTGACTTAATATCGCCAACATCTTCTTTTACTTTTGCAATTTCTAAATTTGAGTTTTCAACTAGTTTAGGGTCAACTTTAGGTTCTTCACTAATAGTTGAAACTGGCGTCATACCCCAATCATCTTGTAGGTCAAAACCTCTCATATAATCTGGTATATCTTTTGCCATTACTTACCTCTTGCTTTTCGTTGAGCAGCTTGTCGTTTCTGGTGTTTCTTAACTACTTGTCTTGTTTTAATATCTTTGGTACTTTTATTACCGTATAAATCGTGGACTTTACTTCCTGGATGAGCGTCACCAATTCTACTTAACATATCTTTCCAACCCCCATCGGTTTTCATGTTACCTACACCCATAACACCACTTACTATATTTATCTTGCCTATACCTTGTTTTATATGTTTATTCTTTTTTAAATAAACTTCTTTTTCAGATATAGACATAAACTCGGTAAACTTTTTACCAGTTTTAGTATTGATAAAATCGTATGTCGGCATTATTCAGGAAAATACTTTTTTAACATTTCTAATTGGTCATCATATTCAGCAATAATTTTTAGTTCTTTCTCAACTGTTTCAATATGGTCGGGGTGTTCAGCAACACCTGTCGCTTTTTGTAATTGCACTTCTACATTAGCGATATGTTTATCTATGTGACCTTGAGCGTGAGATTTTAATGCTTTAATTAGTTCTGCTCTCATTTTCAACTCCTTCTTTATACCATTGTGGCATTACAGCTGGACTTTTCCAGGTTGCAAATCGTCTTTTCTCTAAAATATAATATCTTCGATAACTGCCAACTGCGTCACCAGGTATTTTGCAATGTTCAGGCATTGCTGGTTTAGGGTCAGTAGCTATCTTATTATATTTAGCGTTCTTCGGTGGATGTCTTAATATATCACCAAGTTTATCAATCGTAACATGATTTTTTGTATGATTATATCTTTTTTTATATTCATCATTTAAAGCAATCATGTGTTTGTATAACCAAATATAATTATATGCACTTTCAAATAACCAGATTGTGCTAGGGTGTTTTACCCAACCAGCTTTGTATAGTAATGGTTCTAAATTAGGATTAGGATGTTTCCACCTTTTAATCTTTCTACCATTTTTTGTTTTATCATAATACTCTGTACCGTCTTGTACACGGTGGCAAGTTGATAAAAGTTGTGCTGATTCTAATATCATTTTAACAATATGTTTATCACACATTTGTTCAGCAGCTCTTACTGGATGTTTATCTACATAAAATATATTCATTAGTTTATCGTCTTTCTGAAATACGCCTCTCGGTCATACATCTTACATAATTTAGAGAACACATTATACCAAAAGTTCTTTGCCCAATCGGACCTAGAATCTCTACAAGCTTTTTCTGCGTTCTTGATTCGTCTAACTTTTAGACTTTCTGTTGGTTCATCAAACATAGTAATCATTATATAACACTCCTCTCACTTTGGCAAGCCCTATGGTTGTTTAGACTTCTCGTTCCAGTCCATAATCTGGTTTAATTTAAGTCTAATTTCATCAGGATCCAGGTCTGATAGTTCTTTTGCACCTAGTTTTCTGACAAATCCTTTATAATCTCTTTCTTTTTTTCTTAACTTGGCACTTTTGGCCTTTTCTTTTGCAAGTTCTTTAGTTAGGTTTACCTTTTTGGTATTTGCTACTTCTTCTTTTGCTTCTTTTCTAGTTCGTAAAGATATATTGGCCGCTATTAATAGTAATACTGCTAATGGGTCAAATACAAATATTAATACTATAATTACCCACCTTACAGCCTTATCAAAATGGTCTTTTGCCTCGTCACCATAAATTAATTCTGCAATATATTTAATTGGTCCTACTTCGGCCTCTATCTTATCTTGTTCTAATGCAAGTTCAGCTTTTTGTAAAGTTAGTTCACCTATTTTATCACTAGCATTATTAATTGTTGTTGTAAGTAAGTTTCTTTCTTCTTCTTGTTTTTTTCTTTCTTTTAGACCTCTTGTAACATACTCCATATCAATGTATTTGTCAAGAGCCTTATCAAGTTGGTCTAATGTCTTTTGAGACCTATCTATAATTGTTTGTTGTTGGTTTATTTGTTTATCAATCAATTCAATTTTAATATTATTAGATGATACTGGTTGCACTTGGTCTAGGTGCGCCTTTGATAGAAAACCAAATATACCCATAGATGTAATAAAAATTAATATTACAACTGCTGAAGTTAAATAAGCTTTAATTGATTTTGGTACAAGTGGATTACGCCAGTTATTATACAACCAACTGGCGGCTACTAATTTACCTACTTCTAATGCACTACCCATTGCTATAATTGGTATTACTGCACCAGCAAATAGTGTTGCAAGTCCCATAATAGAATAACCAGCAGCTATTACTGATATAGAAATTGCACTTAAAAATGTGATTAATATTGTAAACATATAAGTCCTAATTTAAAATTG